GGCGCCCAATAAATTACGTATTCTTTTGTAAAGTTGGGTTCTTTCTGGTTCTTGTATGATTACTGTTGTTGCCATTTTTTATTATATAAATATCATTAACTAACAATACTTTCGTTTAGTTTCTTTTTTGTTTGATTAATAAACATATCATTTACAAATCCCCAATTAACCACCTTCCAAAAATTTTTAATATACTCGTCTCTTTTATTTTGGTATTTTAAATAATATGCGTGTTCCCATAAGTCTAAACCTAACAATGGGTACCCTTGTGTTTTTTCCGTATTCATTAATGGGTTATCTTGGTTTGATGTTGTTACAATTTTTAATGTGTTGGTTTTAGTTAAAATTAACCAAACCCAACCCGAACCAAATTTAGTTTTTGCCACCTCTTCAAATTTTTCTTTAAATTTATCAAAAGAACCAAATTGTTTATTAATTTTAGAAAGTATTGGATCTAAAATCTTTTGTTTTTTAGGGGACAACATTTTCCAAAATAATGCATGATTAAATGCTCCACCACCATTATTTTTAACTTTTGTATTAAATCTTGATATTTTTTTAATAATTTCTTCTAAATCTAAATCTGAACCTGATATTTTTTCAAGTTCTAAATTTAGTTTTTCAACATATCCTTTGTAATGTTTATTATAATGGACTTTCATGGTTTCACCATCAATAAAAGTACCAAAAGAATTGTAATCGTATGGTAAACTATCCACACTTATTTTTTTAATTTCTGAAATAATTCTAAGATTATCTGGGGATTCTAATAAGATTTCAGACTCTAATAGATTTATTTTTTTATTTATTTTATCAAATATCATATTGATAAATATCACCTACCTTTAGAAATCATATTTAACATTTCTTCTATTGAAGATGCGTCGTCTAACAATAAATCATCCCCCATAACGGTTGATATAATTTTTTTCTTTCTGTTTAAAATATCATAAATTGCCCCTTCTATTGTGTTTTCAAAAAGTGGGTAATAAACTGAGGTTGATTTTTTTTGTCCAATTCTATGTGAACGATCTTCTGCTTGAGCGTGTTCTGCAGGAACAAAAGATAAATCATTCATTATAACCGCTTCCGCAGATGTTAAAGTAATACCAACCCCCGCAGCCTTTAAGTTACCAATAAAGACTTTAATTTTGTCGTTTTCTTGAAAGTCATCCACGGACTTTTGTCGATGAGGTTTTGAGCAAGACCCATCTAAATAAACGGCAGACTTTCCAAAATGATTGTAAATGATTCGTAATGTGTCTGTAAAATTTGTAAAAATAATAACTTTTTTTCCTTGTTCTATAATATTTTCTGCTAACTCAATAGTATTTTTAATTTTTTCTTCAGCAATTACTTTTCTTACCTTCATTAATTTTCCAAACTGAATGGTTAAAGAACCCGATTCGTCAGAGTTTTTATCGTACCAATCATAGTATTCACCCATGAGCTCTTCATACTCTTTAGACTTCAATCTTAAATAAACAGGTGTAATTATTTTATCGGGTAAATCTAAAACCTCTTCTTTTAATCTTCTTAAAATATGTGTTTGGGTTCTTTCTCTTAGTTCATCTAAATTTGATGCCCCCGCTACGTTCCACACCTTTCTTTTACCCACACTAAACTGAAACCCATTACAATATCTTCTTGCATAAGCCATCCAATTTGCAGCAACAGGGCTCTCAACTAAACTCAAAAGGTTAAAATAATTCATTGGTCGAGAAGTCATAGGGGTTCCCGTTAATAACCAAACTCTTTCCACTTTATCGCAAATGTCATTAACAATTTTTGTTCTTTGGGCTTGTGGGTTTGATATCATATGGGCTTCATCCATAATGACTAAATCGAACTTTGTGTTTAGTATGGTTGATTCATCTCTCTTTTTTGGATCGTGGAAGTTTTTTAAAATATCATAATTAATAATTACAAAGTCATGTTCACTTGAAAATTTTTTGCCGTCTGCAATATATATGGTTCTATCTGAATAATTTTCAATCTCACGTTGCCAATTTATTTTTAAAGATGCGGGACAAACAATTAATATTTTTTTAGCCCCCGACTCAAGTGCCGATATAATAGTTGCTGTAGTTTTCCCAAGCCCCATATCATCAGCCAAAATAAACTTTTTGTTACCTACTAATTTATGTATTGCTTCTTTTTGGTGTTCCATTGGAAGTCGGTGATTGTATTTTTCATAATCAACAACAATGTTTTTAACTTCGTTATCTTTTATAAGTGCTGATTTTGGCATCCAAAAATCGTGGATAGTATCTCCACTAAATATTTTACCCCATATATGGTAAGATTTATCCTTCTCAACCAAAAGTTTTTCAACGTATATTTCTGTTGGTTCTTTTGTGTACATTTTCTCCTCCATCATTTTTTTACCAAAATACGAATCAAGTTTAACCCATTTTTTAGCAACTTTTGGTGTTCTTCCGTGAAAGTTTATGATGTATTCTGACTGAGCCCTCGTTAAGGTAAAAGACTTACTATTTTCTTTTTTATGTTTTAAATTAAGTATATAGTTATTTGACCCAACATAATTATCTAATAAATGTTGAGCTCTTGATTCAGGAGTTTTTAAAATTACGTCTTCCATATCGTTATAAATAAAAATAACAAAATAATTATAAAAAATCAATTAAAGTATTTATAATATATGAGTGATAATAAAGTTCCAATTACTAGATTAAATAAGTTTTTTTCTGAACAAGATTTTGACTTAGACATATCAATGGGCGAAGAGTGGCTTGTTGGGGATATGAATTTTACTTTAGTACTTTATAGAGTAGATAGACAAAGAACCAATAACGACGACGTTTATGGTGAAGCTTTAGAAGATACAATACAATACTTACCTCCCGTTGAGTTTAGGGGATATGTTCAAATTGAGGCTCCTACAAATGCAGATTATGGTTCTTCTAAATTATCACAAACAGAACCAGGGAATATTAAGATAGGTGTTTACCAAAATGAGTTAGATAATTTAAGTGTTGAAATTGCTTACGGTGATTATATTGGTTACTACGAAACAGAGTCAAAAGTCAGATATTATTCTGTAGTTAACGATGGTCGTGTTGTTTCGGATAATAAACACACCTATGGGGGGTACAAACCATTTTATAGATCAATAATTGGGGCACCTGTAAATAATAACGAATTTAATGGATTATAATAATGGCATTACCTAAAAAAATAAAAAAACATTTACCTTTAATACCTGAAAAAGTTGGTAGGGAAAGAAGACAGGAAATGTTAGACGACATAACCAATGACGGCACTTTTTTACCTAAAGGGGTTCTACACGCAGATTTAGATTTAGGAATGTTAGATTTTGTTAAGGACAGATTACAGTTAGTTGTAAGTGAAAAAAAAGTACCAACAATTAATAAAATAATAACAAACCAAAACTGGTCTCAGTTTACTGAAACTTGGAATTTTCAAGATTTAGATAATAACGTTTCATTACCATTTATTGCTACGGTTAGGATGCCGGAAGTAAAATATGGAACATTTCAAGGAGGAGCAGCAAACATACCAAATAGACGACAATTTTTTTATTACACGGTACCCACTTGGGACGGGCAAAGAAAGGGGGCTGACGTTTATAAAATACCACAACCAATACCTGTAGATATTACTTATAATGTAAAAATATTCTGTAATAGAATGAGGGAGCTCAATGAGTTTAATAAAATTGTAATGCAAACATTCACATCTAAACAGGCATATCAACAAATAAAGGGACATTACATCCCAATTGTGTTGGATGATGTTTCAGATGAATCGGCAAAAGATTTAGAAAAAAGAAAATACTATATTGCAAATTATAAGTTCACAATGAAGGGACTTTTAATTGACGAGGAGGAGTTTCAAATTTCTCCAGCAATCACAAGACAAGTAACTATGTTTGAGGTTGACACAAAAGTTAAAAGTAGAAGAGTAACAATTGAACCACCTAAACCTAATTTTTTTGATTTAGATATTAATTTTTTAAGTGGTGTGACACAATTAAGTGAAGTGTTTAGATACCGAGCGGACATTAAAATAAATTCAACAGATAATATTTCATCATATTCTGTTTATATTAATAACAACTATGTTGGTGATGATTTAGACTTAATCCAAATTAATGACGAAGACGTTTTAAAAATTATTGTAGTTAAGATAGATAATTCACAAAAATCCAATATTAACGCCACCTCGTACTTAGTCTAATCACTCCCCGTATATATCTTTTTTTTTCTCACAATTCTTTTTAATTAATGATTCTAAAAACTTATACATTTTTAAATCATTATCATCACAATAGCTTTTTAGGATTTGGTGAGCCTCAATTGATATTTTTATGTTTTTTATCTTTTTCATAATTTTCTTTTAAGTGTGGGTAGAAAAAAGGCAGAATTTTTTCTCACCATATAATAAATATTATTTAAATGTAAAGTTTTTTGGTTTTTTTCAGGGTATTTATATAAAAAAATAAAACGCTTAATAAAACAGAAAAAAATGGCATCATCAAACAAAGTTTTCGTTTCACCTGGAGTCTATACTTCAGAAAGAGATTTAACTTTTGTTGCACAAAGTGTAGGTGTAACAACTTTAGGTGTAGTTGGTGAAACTCTTCAGGGTCCAGCTTTTGAACCAATATTTATTACGAACTTTGACGAGTTCCAAGTATATTTTGGTGGAACAAGTCCTGAAAAATTCGTTAACACACAAATACCTAAATATGAATTGGCATATATTGCTAAGGCATACCTACAACAATCAAATCAACTTTTTGTAACAAGAGTATTAGGATTATCAGGATACGACGCAGGACCATCTTGGTCAATCACAACAATAGGTAACGTTAACCCTTCCACAGTTGCGGCAACGGGAGTTTCTTCAACTATTTTAACATTTACAGGAACTACAGGTACAAGTGCTAATATTACTTACAACATGACTGTACCAAGTACAATCAATGTTAATAATAATTTTTACAATACATATACAGAATTTAATGGCGGGACTTCTACTATTGATTCTGATTTAAGAGTATTCATATCAAGTCAAGTTAATGCATTTGCAAATGCTTTACCATCCACAGGTTCTACCGCACTATTTTGGGGTACAGTAAGTGGAGGTACATTCAATTTAGTTACAGGTACAACATTAAATGGTACTGGTACAATTACAGCATACACAGAATCTTTTGGTGTAAATAATGTAAATTTATCTTTAGCTAATTTATCAGCAACAACTAATGATGCTTGGTACTACGCATTATTTAATTATTCACAAAACCCAACTACTGATATTAGTTCATATTATGGACAAGGTTTTGGGGTAGCACTAAGTACTTTAACAGGTTCAACTGGTAACTTCTCAGGTTCTTGTGTTTTCTATAATACTAATTATTCAGGTACACCATTCTTAGATTACGATGATTTAGTCGTTGCGACATTAAGATCAAGAGGTATTTCTAATTATAACTCAACTCAGTCAGGACCCGCTTATGAAGTAACAGGTGTTACCGACGTACAAATGATTTGTACAGGTTCATATTCTGCGGTGACTAAAAACCCTTATTTACCATTCTCAATTTCAGGAGTATCGTCCGACGGTGACGTGTTTGAATTTCAAACGTCAATGTTGTCCTCAGATAAAAACTTCATTTCTAAAGTATTTGGAAGAAGTAACTTTGGTAAAGATAGAACTCAGGTTCCTTTATTTGTTGAAGAGACATATACAAGTCTTTTAACCACAGGTTATAGAGCGGGAAGGATTAGAGGATTATATTGTGATTTGGTTGATTTGCCGGGAGCAAGATCTTTAGATTCCGATACAATAGGATTCTATTTAGAGCAGTATCAAACACCAGCAACTCCGTTTTTGGTTTCAGAACTTAGAGGTAATAAAGTTTACAAGTTATTTAAATTTGTTTTAATTTCCGATGGAAACGCAGCAAACAGACTTGTAAAGATGTCGATAGGTAATATATCCTTTAACTCAAGTACTTTTGATGTGTTCATAAGAGATTTTTATGATACCGATCAAAACCCAAGAGTTATTGAAAGTTTCACTAATTGTTCATTAGATCCTTCACAAAACAATTATGTGGCTAATAAAATAGGTACATCAAACGGAGAATACAAAGTTAATTCTAAATATATAATGTTAGAAATGAGTGAGGAAGCACCAATAGATGCCCTTCCTTGTGGATTTGAGGGGTATATTAGTAGAGAGTACGCTAACGCAACTCCACCATACTTAGTTTATAAAACTAAATATTTCAAACCTGGTGACGTTGTTTATAACCCTCCTTTTGGTTCTTCTAATGGTGGAGACAACCCTGTAATATCAAGTGGTGAAAACCCAAGAAAGGCATATTTAGGTATATCAAACATTTCAGGAATTGATTATGATTTCTTTGAGTATAAGGGTAAACAATTACCTGCTAATTTAGGTACCGATACTACTGGTATGGATTGGGGATATATTACTAAAGGATTCCACATGGATAGTGGGGCAACTGTAGTAACGATTGCTAATGGTTACGCAACATCAGGACAATCAGCGTTTGAGGTTGGTGTTGGATCATTTAATTCTGAACCAACAGATACGTCTAGTCCTTACTATAGATTAAACACTCGTAAGTTTACTTTAATGGCTTACGGAGGTTTTGATGGATGGGACATATATAGAGAATATAGAACAAACGAAGATGAATATGCGTTAGGACAATCAGGTTTTAAATATGGTGCTGAACCAAGTATTACATACCCAACCGCAACAGGATGGGGAGCGTTCAAATCAATATCAGGACCTAACCAAGAAAGTTGGGCTAATACTGACTATTACGCATATAAATGGGGACAAAACACATTCGCAAATCCTGAAGCAACAAATATTAACATATTTACTACACCAGGAATTGACTATGTGAACAACTCAAATTTAGTTGAGGAGGCTATTGATATGATTGAAACGGATAGAGCGGATTCAATTTATATCTGTACAACACCTGATTTTGATTTATACTTACCGTCATACAACGATATTGAAGAGGGACTTATTTATCCACAACAAGTAGTTGATAACTTAGAAGCAACAGGTATTGATTCTAACTATACCGCATCATACTACCCTTGGATTTTAACAAGAGATGCCGTTAACAATACACAAATCTATATTCCACCAACATCAGAAGTTGTTAAGAATTTAGCATTAACCGATAACAGTGCGTTCCCTTGGTTCGCATCTGCAGGTTACACAAGAGGTTTAGTTAACGCAATTAGAGCGAGACGTAAATTAACACAAGACGATAGAGATACGTTATATAAAGGTAGAATTAATCCAATTGCTACTTTCTCTGATGTGGGTACTGTAATTTGGGGTAACAAAACAATGCAAATTAAAGAATCTGCTCTTGATAGAATCAATGTTAGAAGATTGTTATTA